AACAGTGTCGCCCGACTGGCGTAGATCAAGCAAAGCCTGATGCGACGCCGAGCGCGGAATGAAGTTGATTGGCACGGTGATTTGGCCCGGGTTTTGCATGCCTCGCTCGTATTCCATCTCAATGGAATCGAGGCACGTTTTGTCGATTTGATTTGCCGAGCCGCCGAGGCCCTCGATCGACTGCGGGCACGCGACGGCAAGGATTTCAGAAGTGCTGTTGGGACCGTGAAAGTACAGCTTGGTCCCTTGGGACTTTACGACCCCAATGGTCATGATGACGATACCTCCAAAGATGTGTGTTCATTCTGGCCTCCCGAGCCAGAAATCGAACCGCATCCCTATGCGATATCGCATCGTGTCGGGATCGCGCTGGTTCGCAATTATCCCAGTCATATGGCCTCGCGTTTCGAGTGCATCGCGCACCGCCATCGCGAGGTCCAACGCCTGTCTTGCACCCTGGCCGGACGCAGCCGACCAGCAATCCACCTGCACAGTTTGCCTCTCGGCGCGAGGCACACCGCTCAGGTGGTTCTCGGGTGCCGAGTATACCACCGCCCACGTGACGTATGCCCCGGGCGGACTCGGCTGCTGAGGGACGTCGCCATGCGGATATGCCCGCATCGAAGCCCCGCTGCCGATGATGGCAGTCACGGCGGGTGACTCGGCCAGCCAGTCGCGCAGCTTAACCAGCACCGCCGCCTCCTCGCGCACGCTGGCGCTCGTAGCGCGCGATGATCCGCGCCAGCCGCGCGCGCACGGTCTCGACCATCATCTGCATGGCCTGCGCTCGCGTCGCCTGATATGCCGGCTCTGCCCACGGCATCGGAGGACGCTTGCCCGTGCCGTACTCGAGCATCGAGGCTACTGCCTGCACGCGCTCCCCATTCGGATAGCGAGCGTTGACCGGACCGACTAGGTATGTCTCGCCCTTCTTGCCGGCCAGCATTGGACGCCGTCTGACGCGCAGCGACTGGCGCAGCAGGCCAGTGCTCACCATGCGCCCGTCCTTGTTCGGTGCAGCTACGATAGCGTCGATGTTGGCGGCCATCGCAGCCAGCACTACCTGGCCCGCCGCGCGCATGCCAGCGCGGACAGCGGTGCCACCGGCACGCTGTAGCTCATCCGGTAGTGCCTCTAGCGCGCGCCGTACCTCGGCGAGGCCGTCAATCTCGACCGATACTCGCGCCATGGTCGCTCTCCTCGCGCGGCCTGAACGCCAGCGCGAACACGTGCATCGGGATGCGCGCGATCGTGTCGCGTAGCTCGCCGTGGTCGTTCAGATGCGCGGTGATCTCGCCATCGTAGGCAGTCTCGATCCGCTCAAGCCCGGCATCCTCGAGCATCATCGCCAGCGCCGATCGGCTGAAGCGCCAATAGTCGTCTGGGAAGCCGTTCTCCGGAAACGCAAAGAGCGTCGTGATGCACAGCGCACCACCAGGCCGCAGGCATCGCGCCATCTCCTTGACCGCGCGCGGCGGTCGCCGCACGTGCTCGAGCACCTCCGAACAGATGATGCCGGAGTAGCGCGCGGTCCACTCGCGCGGCAGCTGCTCGACGTCAGCAACGACGTCCACGCCCTCACCATGCTGGACGTCGATGCCGACGTGGTCGCCTATCACTAGATCGCGATTGGCCAGCCACCATGCGTCAGGATGGTGCCTGCGAGTCCCAACCTCGAGCACATAGTCGCCAAAGTGCGGTGCGCAGCGCTCAATCCATCGCCTTATGCGCCCGCGCACGGTGCGACGCGATAGGTATGGTCGATCCATCACACCCCCTCAGTTAGGCCGGCTTTGCATATCAGCCGAAGTTCTCGCGTCGCCGTGCGGTCCTCCTCGATGCTCACGATACCATAGGCTACCCCACGCCACACGATCCGGTCGGTAGCGTAGATCGGCTCGCCTGCGCGCAGCGTCACGCGCAGATCAGCCTCGGCCTGCCGCCCGCCAGCCGCCCGCAACTCGCGCCCAGGGCCCGTCAGCACCTCGGCCGGAACGTCCTCGAGAACGGACTGCCACCGGTAGACCGTCGCGCCGGTTTCGCTGTCCAGCGAGTCGACACGCCGCTCGATCGTGACGCGATGACGGAGTCTGGCTGCCAGCGTCATACCCCTAGCCCCTCGCGATAGCTGTAGAGCCGTTCATAGGCTACGTCGCGCCACGCGGCCGCGTGCTCAGGCTTGTCTGCCTCGTAGTCGGCCCTAACCATCAGCAGCACGGCCGTCACCACGTCAGCCGGCACCGCATGCTCCGTGCTCGATGACGAACCGAGTGAGGACCGCACCTCGAGCGTGTCGGTGCCAAGGAAGCGCATCGCCTGCTCCTCCGCACTGGCTAGCAGCGCCGTGAGTAGCGCGTCGTCTGCGTCATGAGTGACGCGGAGATATTCCTTGACCTGCTGCAGTGTCAGATACATGGAACCTCCGTGCCGTAGCGTCGATATGCCTCGGCGTCCTCTGCGCCGATATGCTGGCGCAGCCACGCTAGATCATGGTCAGGCGTCCACCGGCTGTTCGGTCGATGCCCGCTACCGATACCAGCACGCCCAGGCATGCCCTTGATGCCGATCGGACGGGCCCCAGGTACCCGATCCATCAGGTAGGCGATGCCCTTGCGGCGTATATCGTGCATGCGATTCCACAGGTCAATGTCGATGAAGCCCTTGCGGAGCGGATTCCGCGCGCGCTCGTCGCAGATCCGCAGTAGCTCTTGCACCGCACGGCCGATCACTGCTGTCTCGCACAGGCTCGCATGCGTGATGTTGTGCATCGCCTTCCAGCACCGCGCGCGAACGTGATAATAGGTCGCGCGCATGTAACCGACTGCTGCGCACTCGGGCCACACCTTGCGCAGCCCGTCCGCCATGCTCACCAGATACTGCGGTGGGTAGTAGTCGTCGTCCTCGATGACCAGCACGGGACGCGCGCCTGCTCCGTGCTCCATCGCGCGCCTCAGCCCGAGCGCCAAAAGTGCCGCCTGCGTGTTCATGCCTTCTGCCCACGTCCACGGCGCGCGCACGGGATGCACTAGCCAGTTGCTTGGCAACACGTCAGCCGCGGACAGCTCGGGCATGTCCACGTCATGCGCGATGATCCAGTCCACCTCGCCGATGTAGGTCTGCCGGATCATGTACCCGACGCAGAGCCCGAATGCTTCTGGCCTGCCACCGGTAGGCGTGACGATAATCATGCTAGAGCCTCCTCCAGCGCGCCAAGCGCGAAAGCCGTGCATTGTGTTCCACGTGAAACATTGACGATCGTGCATCCAGGCCGCGATGCCGCCAGCTCGCGCGCCAGCTTTTGCAGCCGCGCGTCGTACCGATCCACGCTGCCCGCATCACCAAGCGGCCGCGGATGCGCTCCATGCCAATGTGCCACTCGCTGGCCATCGACCATGCGCACGGCGCAATCGTAGCCCAGTAGCACCACGCGCGACGCGCCGCGCTCCGCAGCCAGCGCGATCGCCATGCCGCCCGTGAGCGACGATGCGCTGCGCACCGATACCTCGGCGCGCCGGACGGCGTGCGCCAGATTGCGCGGCGGCTCGCAGCCCGAGAGCTTCTCGCCAGCGAATCGCCGCACAGCATCCTCGCCGTACACCTGCCACCACCCCAGATCCTGCGCCACCAGCACGTCTGCCCACGGCGCGATCTGGTAGCTGGTGTTGCACACGATGACGGCGCGCCCGGACTCACGAGCGCGCCGCCACGTGTAGACGCGCGCCACGTCCTCCATCGTCAGCGACGGCCCGCTGGCGATGCAGACGACAGTGGCACCAGCCCACATCACCTGATCACCCGTTAGGTGTTCCAGGTGCCCCAGGCAATGCCCTGCGGCCTGTCGACAGACAGCGCCAGACGCTCTTCTGCGCGGATCGTGATGCGATTGCGCACGAAGTCGTCATTGACGTAGCCCATCTCGACGCTGGCAGCCTGCCGGTCGAACAACACTACCGACTGCCGAAGCGCACACACGCCCATCTCGCCGGGTGTCACCCACCGCGACGGGATCACAGGCACCCGGAAGAGCTGCGGCGCAGCGACCGTGCCAGGCGGGCCGTAGAGGTACATACCGCTGTTCGTGCCCTCGCGCAGCCGCTCCACCGCCGACCAGTCCAGCGGATTGACGATGATCGCATCTGCTGCGAACCCGTTCTGCCACAGCGTCCAGATGGCCAGATTGGCCGTGTCGATGATCGAGTCGTTGACGTCGACCAGCGCGACGCCAGCCTGCGTCTCCAGACCAGCCAGGTTCGGAGGGTTGCCGTCGCCGGTGATGATCTGCCGCTCGATGCGATCGGCCAAACCGTCACGCAGCCGCATGTCGATGTAGGCTGCGATGGCTGCCGAGTCGCTGATCAGCTGGCTCGACACAGCGATATGGTGAGCCACGGTGCGGATCGTCACAGCCACGGACTCGAAGCTGATCGTGCTCTCCGGTTTCGCACCAGGCAGACCGCCAGTGAGGGCCTCGTTCTGCTCGGCCGCGTTGTTCGTCCACGCGGATTCCCGGATGGTCTCGATGCTGTTGCTAGACACCGGTACGACCGGGATCAGCTCACGCACGGTCTTGGGGTAGACGCTGCCGGGGATTACCCCGGGGCGCTGATCAGGCAATACCGTATTGCCACCGCTGATCACGGTGGCCTTGTACAGCGCCGAACCGCTCATTCGGACCGCGACGCGGCCGCTGAAGTTCGGGTCGCTTGCGGCTGCCTTGTACTGCTCGGAACCAATAAACTGCTGGCCCCAGGACATAGGCACATCCGCGCCGGCGGCATAATGCGCGCCGCGCTTTTCGATCTCCGTCATCTGGGCGCGCAGCGATTTGTACTGCTCGGCCAG